GCCTCCACGACGGCCTGCGGGTCGGCGGACGTGACGGTGATGTTGATGTTGTCGCCTGCGCCGCGCCTGTCTGCGCTCAGCGGAACCTCGGGGACGCGGAGGGCACCTTCAGCGCCGACGAACGCGGACCTTGACGCCGCCACACCAGCGGCAGCCAACATCCTGTGCGTATCAGCCAGCCCCGCAGACATGCCCTCACCCATCGCGTCACCAAGCTCAGCAAACTTCCGTGACGGCGAGCGGGAATCCAGCCAGTTCCTAGCAGCATTGAACGCATCCTTAGCAGCGCTCACAGCGGCACTCACCAGACCGCCCGTAGCCGACTTCACGCCAGAGGTCAGGCCGTCAACGAGGCTTCCACCAAGGTCTTTGAACATCTCAATCTCACCGTTGAAAATGTCCTTTATGTCCTGAATCCGGTCCTTGAACCAGTCGAGGACGCCGCTGGCGAAGTCCGACAGTTTGTCACGGACGCCCTGAATGATCCGGCTCACAACAGCCTTACCAATGTCCAAGAACGTCGCCCTAGCAGTAGCGAAGGTTTCTTTGACTCCGTCAATACGGTCGCTGAACCATCCGAGAACCTTGTCTTTCCACTCCCCAGCCTTGTCCCGAATCGCGTTCACAATGCCCTTGAAGAACTCCGTTATTGAATCCTTAGCGCCCTTCACCCACGTCGGAATCGTCTCTTGGAAGAACTCCTTGATCTGCTCAGGGAACTTGATGCCAAGGAACGTAATCAGCCCGACGATGAGGAGGCCGATAGCAGCCCCAATCGCGGCTGGGATGGAACCGAACGCGGCGATAGCAGCAACACCGATGCCCTTCGCAAGCCCAACCCAGAACGACTTGGTGATAAGGAACTTCAGGCCCTTGAGGATTATCCCGCCGATCTGCGCGAGCACAATCCTCAGCCCGCCGCTGAACGCCAACCGGATAGCGACACCGACCGTCCCCATCGCCTTTACGAACGCCGTACCACCAAAGAACTTTAGGAACGCAGCCTTGACCGCCATACCGAGGCCCGCAGCGACAACACCCAGACCGGGCGTGGCAAGACGGGCAAGCCTCAAAAGGTTGGCAAGAAGCGACCCGATAATTGGCACAGCGAAGATGCCGGATCGAGCGGCCATAGCGTTTCTAACCATAGGGATACGGGCCACAAGGCCAGCGATAATAATTCTTACAACTTTGCCGCCGTCAAACTCAATTTCTCCGGTTTCCTCATTCAAGCTGTGGGTCAAACCCATGAACAGACCCTTGACGAACAGTCCGAAGTGCTTTGAAAACCCTAGCCCGATAGCGGTCCAATCCTGTTCCCCAGCCCAATCTGCAACGAACTTTCCGAAATCTGCAACCTTGTCAAACCCGAGAACAATCAAATCACCGATTGCTTCACCAAGGACCGTGCCTGCTTCCTCCGAGTCGGCGTCCGCGACGGCCTGCGCGAAGTCACCCAAAAACTCCATCGCCCGATCACGAAACTCACCGACAAACCCGATGCCGGTGCTCGCAAGCGTCCGCAGACGCTCCATAAGGTTCCCGAGCGGCTCCGCAAGGTTTTCCTCGTAGAACTCCTTGAACTCGCGGAACTTCTCTACGGCACGGCCAACGAACGCCTCAACCTGCGGGATGGCCTCCTCAACGAACGCCTTGATCGCTGGAATTTGGTCGCGGAACCAACTGACAAACTTGCCGAGAGGACCGGCCAGCGCCTCGCCGATACTGATAGCCACGTCGGAAAGGCCCGACCGAAGCAGCGACAGTTGCGCGTTGAACGACTGCAACTGCTTGTCTGCAATGTCCTCCGTCGTCCCGGCAGAGTCACGCAGGGCCGCCTCGTACTCGCGCAGCGCGTCAGCGTTACCGAGCAACTGAAGAACACCGTCACGGGCCTGCCGAGTGAACCCAAGGTTNCGCAGCTCGGCGTTACGAGCCTGCGTAGACATTCCGTCGAAAGCGCCGTCAAGGTCGCCCACAATGTCCGCAAGGTTCCGCATCTCCCCTTCGTTATCGAAGACAGACACGCCCAGCCGGTCGTAAGCCTCTTTGTTCTCGTCCGCCGTCCGCGTCAACCCTTCCAACGTCGTGTTGAGCAGCGTTCCAGCCTTCGTGCCCTTCACACCCTGATCGGCGAAGATGGCAAGAGCGGCAGCGCCCTCCTCCACATCAACGCCGAGCTGCTGCATCGCAACACCGGCCTTCTCCGTCAAAGCCTGCGAGAACTCCTCAATGCTCGCGTTGGCAATCGTGTTCGCCTTAGCGAGAACGTCCGACACCCGAGCCATGTTCTCTAAGTTCTCGGCAGTGTCGTCCGACGTAAGTCCTAGGGCCGACTGCGCGTCAGTCAGCAGGTCGGTGGCGCGGGCAAGGTCGAACGCCCCGGCCTGCGCGAACTGTGCGACCTGCGGCAGCGCAGCAATCGACTGTTCCGCGTCCAACCCTGCCGACGCGAGGAAGAAGAACGCCTCCGCAGCCTCGTCAGCCGCAAACGTCGTGCTCAACGCCACCTCACGGGCAGCGTCGCTCATGTCCTTCCGCATCGAATCCGACAAGTCCCCCATGATCGCGGTGGACTTCGTCATCGCATCGTCAAACTTTGCGAACTCACGAATCGAGAAACCAGCAATCGCGGTCGCAGCAGACGCAATAATCTTTGTAGCAGCAATAGCAGCACCGGCGAGAACGTCGAAGCCGGAAGCGCCCTGACGGGTTGCCTTCTGAAGATCGCGGGAATCACCCGCAATCATGACCTGAATGACGCTTGTCTTCTTACCTGCCATGCGTCACCTCAGATGCCGTGCTTACGGCGAATGTCATCAATGTATCCGGCGAACGCATTTGCCACCTCTTCACGACGCTTGTCCAGCGCGTCGTAAAGGAACGGGTTAGGACGGATCGGGCCACCCTGCCAGCCCTTCGCACTGTCAGGACGGCTCGGCCAGCCGAAGTGAACAGGACCGGCATACGGAACCAGTTTCTTACCTGCACGAACAAACCCGCCCCGCCGTGTACCCGACGACCGCAGCGTGCCAAGAAACGCACCACTGTTCGACGGTCCGGGCGACCAGTAGCGTGTCCCCGAGATAACAGAGTTAGACCCGCTACTCACAGGCACGTTTGGACGGGCAGCGTCTTCAACAATCTTCGCCGCAGCCGCGTGAGCGGTCTTCAGCTCGTCAACAGCATCGTCACCAAGCGCCCGCAGTTCCTTCTGAAACTGCTTTAGGCCGACAACACGGACCCCCGGCCTTCTAAGCGCCACGAGGCTGCTTCTTGTTCCGCTCATGAAGAACGGCCAGTAGCGCTTTCAGCATGTGACTGTCCTCCATGATGTACTGCGGTGGTATCCCCGTCTCAACAGCGACGGAGGCCACCAGCCACGTCATGGAGTCTCGGACAAAGGGAGTTCATTTCCCTCAATAATCTCCACGTCGTTTACCGATTCAAGCCACGTGTCAAAGTTCTTCTTCGACCCGGTCGCCTTCCACGCCAGCCAGTAGACGTGTTCCGCCTTCTGATCGTTCGTGAAAGCACGACCGAGTCCCGTCTGAAACTCGCGCTCGAACTGGACAACGATCTTGGGAGTTACCGGGTATTCGCCCTCGCCGTCATCAGTGACGACGCGCAGGTTGACAGCAAACATGTCCTTGACTCCTATTCAGTTGGGACGGTTATCAGGCGACGGTGCGAACCAGAACGCCGTTGACAGGCCACGTGACAGACTTGGTCGCCAGTTCGCCGACCGCTCCGCCGAAACCCCACTCGGTAACGAGAACTTCGCCGATGTAGTGCGGGTTGTCCGCGTCAGCAGTGTCACCGTCAGGGCCGATCTCGATGGAGACGACCGTGCCGACCAGCGGCTCAATCGTGTCATCCAGCTCCGACGCCTTGAAGTTCTGGTGGAAGTCCAGAGCAACCGACTGGTCACGAAGTCCACCGACACGGGTACGCCCGGTGTTACCGAACGCGGTCGTCTCGATCTCCTCGGCCTCATCGTTGAACTCGATGGAAGCCACGAAGTCAGAAAAGTCCGTCGCGCCAATCTTGATGTATGCGTTAGTGAGAACGGTGCGTGCCATAATGGTTACTCCTGCGGCTCGTCAGCCACGTAGTCGTCAACAGGGTCCGGCTCTTCCGGCTCCGCCTTCTTCTTGCTGCTCGCCGCAGGCGCTAGATGGCCTGTTGCCACCAGATGGTCAATGTTACACCCTGCAAGCTCCTCCGCAGAAAGCACCGAGCCTGTAGGCCAACTCATCCGCTTAGAAAGGACTTCATACTTCATGCGATTACCTCCACCTCAAACTCGACACCAAGGTACACCACGTCCCCGACGCTGACCTGACCGTAGTTCCGCATCTGCGTGACCCGGCAGGTGTCGGCTGCGCCACCCAAAGTCCGGTCAGACTCGATAGCAGCCTTCACAGAGTCCGGTCCGACAATGAACACGTCAATGTTTCGCTGTGCCGCCCTGTCGTCAGCACGACCGACCAGCAGGGACACGATGAACGAGAAGGTGTCTGCGCCACGGGCAGCGTTCAGGTCGTAATCAACGCCGTCTGGGAGGACCATCGCTACCGGGGGGCGAGGGTTGTCCAAGTATGTCGCTGACACTCGAAGGTTCGGCACTGCCCCGAGGTTTACGGCGATCCCGTCACGAATGTCGGTGATGGACGCCATCAGTTGTAGCCGATGCGACGGTACGGCTGCAACAGAATCTCCACGTCAGGGTCCACGAAACGCGACACACGCATCGCACCCATGTCCCCGAACCCTGCCACGCCCAACGGCGAGTCGAGCCGTGTGAAAAGGCGTGACGCCTGCAAGATGGTCGCGTCTCGCACCGGGATGGGAACCTCGGGCCAGCCGTAGGTCGCCTCGACCCTTACGGTCGCCTGATTACGGAACGTCGGCCAACTGCCGTCCTCGAACGGGCGGATGCGGTTGATTGGCAGCTCTAGCCCGTGCTGAAGGCGGTTCAGCGGTTCCGTCTGAAAGTCGATGGCGTTCAGCGTCTTACTGAACGTGCGGTCCAAATCCTCGTCGGTAACTACAGAGATAACCGTCGTAGCGTCGTCAATGAAAAGAATGTCGTGCGGGCCGGTCGGGATGTATTCCCTCACCTCAGCCTGATCTGCGATGGTGAAGTCTCGGTCGCACCAGCCGTCCACGAACCGTGATGCCGCACCGATAGCGGTGTTCAGGAGCGTGTCGTCAATCTGGTCTGTGATACGCAGCGCTGACTTCAACTGTGCGAGAGTCGCGTAGTCGGGCATCATGGACCTCCGGTCCCAATGATTCTACCTGCCCACGTCGCGCAGGTGCCCGGTGGGGTCAGCCCTGCGCTGCCAACCCCACCGGGAACTTTGCTACCTGAATCAGCTTTCCGCGCCGCCGACGAACGCCTTGACGTTCGCGGACTGACCGAGGTCACCCCAGACGCGCATAGAGACACGGAACACGACCTCATCCGTGTCGAAGGCGAAGTCGTCGCTACGCGCAACCTCAATGCCGCCGACCTGTCGGACGTGGTAGCTGCTCATGTCCCCGTACAGAACCGACTTCGCGTCGTCGTCAATGTCGGGTGCAAACGGGTTCTCAACGATGCGCTCGCCAAGAATACGGGCATCACCAGCAGCCCCGTACTCGAACAGGAAGCGCCCGTCGCCGTCCTTCAGCTTGCGGACCGCACCGAGGGTGGCGCGGTTCATCTGAAGGGCGGTACCCGGACGTGCCGCAACCGCACTGTCAACCGAGTGGATCAGGTCGATCAGGTCGTCAGCGGTGAACGCGCCACCCTCGCCGACCTCGCCGGTGACACCGGTGCCCGCAGCGGTGAAGATGCCGTTCGGCTCGGTCGTGCCCGCGCCGACAGCCAGCAGCTCGTTGACGGTGAACCCGACAGCCTCGCCAGCCTGACGACCGAGGTACTCAACGAGGTTGATCTCGCTGTCGGTCAGCAGCTCGGACGAAACCCTCAGAAGAACGCCCACCTTCTGCGCCTTCAGGAAGAACTCTTCGCCCTCCGGGTTGGAGACTGGGAACTGTGCACCCTCGCCACGCTTAGTGCCGATGGAGAAGGACGTCTGACGAGGCACCTTGATGTCATTGCCAGACGCGGTGTTCAGGATGGTGTACAGGTTCGGCTCGAACGCGGGGCCGGTGTAGCGCAGAATCTCCTGCACAACGTCGTAGAAGCCCTCCGGGACGAACTGCCCGTCGGTGCCGGTCGCCATCGGCGTCGTGGTGCGACGCTCGAAGTTGTGACCGCGAATGTCGCCCCTGCCGAGGCTACGGAGAACCTCGTTGTCGGTCGGCGCGTCAGCCTTGGCGGGCGCGGCGGGAACGTCGATACGAAGCTCGGCCGCACGCTGCTCGCGCTCGGAGTCCTGACGGACACGCTCGATCATCGCGGTGCGCTCATCGAGTTCTGCGGTGATGGTGTCGTACTGGGTCTGCTCAGCAGCCGTGAGGTCACGGTTCTCGGACGCGGCGTGGTCAAGGAGGGACTTAGCCTCCTCCCACGCACGACCGCGAATCTCCTGCTGACGCTTGAGAAAAGCATCCATGCTGGGTCCAATCGTGTGAAAGAGTTGTATGGGTGAGGCCGTCCCGTGGTTAGGGCGTTGGCGGTCCCGTGGTTAGGGCACGTGCAAAAATGGTACAGCGTGTTGAGGCGCTTACCAAACTTTCTTGGCAAGAAGGTCAACATGCTTCTGCTTCAGCCCGATCAGGTTTGTCTTCGGCGCAACGCCGGACGACTCCTTGATGGCGGACATGAGAAGTTCAGCCTTTTCCGGGTCTAGCTCGTCACCGTCCGCAAGCGCATCAAGCGCACTCGTAAGGTCGCCGATGGCAAGGCCCGTACGGTCCGACAGGCGCTCCAACGAACGGACCGCAGCCTGCGTCTGCTCGTAGGCCGGGAAGCCAGTGACGACCGACACTTCGTGAAGGTTGATTTTCGTCAGAGTCCGTTCGCCGCCGTCTGCCGACCAGCGGTCACCGCCCTTCGGAACGGTGAACCCGAAACTCATCTTGTCCACGACGCCTGCGCGCATCAGCGCACGAAGGTCGTTCGCGTAGGTCGTGTCTGGCAGGTCGGCGTCCACTCGAAGGCCACGGTCGTCCTCCGTCAGACGGAGAGTGCCGGACCGCTTGCTGGCGAGGACAAGGTCAGAGTTGTGGTTGACGTACAGGCGAATGTCCCTGCGACGCTCACGTAGCGACCGCTCGAACGCTCCACGCTCAATGCGTTCCACGAACGGCAACGGCTGTGACGGAGAGTCAAACATTGCGGCGTAGCCGACAAACGTGTTTTCGTCCGGCTCGTTACGCATCTCGAACGTGGTCGAACGGAACTCAACCCCGCTACCGGGAGTCTTAGGCTTTACGGGAGTTACGTCCATAGTTGAACCTCTGTTCTCTTTCACCTGCTCTGACTTCCGGTCGAACCAT